CCACCTGGTGTCACAGGGAATCCTGGCATAAATATTAATCCACCAGCACCACCACCACCATTATTTCCTTGGTGATCGGGGTTATTAATTTGTGGACCACCTAAACCATTTGATCCTCCTCCACCAGCGACTACTAATACATCTACTGCTGTTAATCCAGAAGGTACACTAAATGTACCATCAGCTGTAAATGATGTATAAGATGGGCCGTTAGCTGTTATTGAAAATGCTCTTGTTGATTCATTTGATGCAGCATCAAATGCTCTAATTACAAAGTTATAAGTTGTATCACTTGTTGGCGTGGGTGATATTACTCCACCAACTGTACATCTTCCCGAATCAACATTTGTAATTGACATTCCTGGAGGGAATGAGCCAGATTTTAATTCAAACCCGGGATCACTTCCAGATTCTGGGTCATAAGCTTCAATTATAAAATCTCCACCGCCTCTAGTAGAACCTAAAGAACCAGATGCAGTCACAAAAGTTGGAGCGCCATCTACATTAACTTGGTTTGCTAATATTACGGTTAATCCTGTTCCATTAGTGACACTAACATCATAAGGTTCGTTTGCGTTTAAAAAGTTTGATCTAGCACATACAGCTGTCAATTGTGTAAGAGAGTCAATTGTGACACTACTAAATGCAACATTTGCTCCACCATTTGTAATTAATTTTGCTGTTGTACCAGCATTAAATCCTGTACCCGTAATTGTAAAAGTGATATTACCTGTACCATCACCTCTTGCTACAGAAGTAGGACTAATACTAGATACTGATGGTGGTTGAATACCAATATTTGAACTATTTGTTTTTTTGAAAGTGCTTCCTGAAGTGTCAAACACTAATACTTGGTCGTCAGTTGCAACATTTCCTTGGCTCAATTCCGACTGAGCAGTCATTATTGAACTATTTAAATTTGTATTTCTAATTTTTCCTGCCATAATTTCCTCGTTATACCGGCATCTCTCTAACAACTAAATCGTCATCAGCTGTTGGAGCAACTACCATAGTTAATGTTGTACCTGAAACAGAGTAATCATCACTTTTAGATTGAACAACCCCATTCAAACTAACTATTATTTTATCTTCATTCATACCTTGAGTAATTGTAAAAGTAGTAGTAGAGCCATCTGCTGTCATTGATCTGACATTGATTTCTGTTGGTCTATCCTTACCATTAATATATCTAACCATTTCTAATCTTCCTTAAAAATTTATTATACGTCTTCTAAAACTGAACATACTACATCAATTGAAGAACCTGCTGAAGCTTCAGCTCTTAAAACATCGGCATTTGTACCATCGTTTGTTAGAACTATCTTATTACCTTGCATTATTTCAACTGTTGTATTTCCTGGAACTTTTAGTCCATTTACTATGTAAGTGTCGTTAGTACCATCTTCGTTATCTAAAAATAATCCTACTGTTCTTTCAGCTGAGTTTTTATTACAAACTGAAATACCGATAACGATAGCTTCTAACGCTGTAGAACCTGCTCCTGCTGGGACTGAATAGATTGCATCTCCCGATGCTCCAGTGCCTGTTCCTACATCTGGTTTTGCAAATCTTTTAAAATCATTAGCCATTTATTGTTTCCTCTATGTTATTATTTATAAACTTAATACACCGGAATTAAAAGTAATTTCACTATATAAAAACATCTTATTCTTCCTGGTACTATTTATAATCTATTTATCCTAAAGCTATCGCTTGTGCTATAGCAAAGGGTTTTGTTGCCACAGATACACTATTAACTTGTACATCTGTAGTAAAGTTAGCAGTTCCAGAACCAGTGATATTTACGGCACCCGTTATTGAACCTGCGTTAATTGATAATGTTCCATCTGTAATTGTCGTAGATGTTATACTCGTCAATCCTGTAATTGTAGAATCTAGTGAAATTGTTAGTGTTTCCGGTGATGATACAACTGCCGCTACACCAGCACTACCAACTACATTAAGAGTATCACCTCCATTGACAGTTTGTACACTTGAAGTTTCATCTCTAATAATAAAGTTATTAGTTGATCCGGCAGCCTCATTAATAGCAGATACCAAACTAGATTTTGCCGTAGTTGTAAGATTATTTAAATCCCCTGCATCTACTGCCAAACCATTAAATGTGGTTCTAAATGTATTAAGCGTATCTGTTGTTGCTACACTTTTTAAAGCCATTAATTTTTACCTAAACCCTTTATTAATATGTTTTTAATCTCTCTTAATTCACTTTTTAAATTATTTATTTCTTTAACAGCACTTCTTATCTCATCACCTTGTTTTTCTCTTGCTCTCACTCTACTCATATAAACTTGGTATTCAGTTTTATTTGTATTAATAATACCGTTTGAGCTCGTATCTCTTATTAAACTTTCAAAACCTTGAACTTGTAATCTAGCCATTATACTGCTAAAGCAATACCTCTCAAATCTCTAATTTTTGGAGGATATGATGATATTGTACCTTTCATTACTATTTTTAATTGGAAAGCTGTAAAGTCATGTATACCGCTTGCTGAATATTTATATTCTTTGTAGGTACTATCATCTTCAGCAGGGGTAATTGTAATATCTTCACTACCATCTGCATTGAATGGTGTAAAATCTAAATCTTCTATATTTCTAACTTCTTCTGAACTAGTCACTCTGTAAAAAACTTCAACACTAGAACTTGATCTAACATTTGAAGTTAATCTAATATCTAAAGATGAAGATATATTTTCCAAAACAATCGGTCTTGTAATATACTTTGTACTACATGATGTTCCTGTATTTTTTGTACAAGCAACAAAGTTAGGTGTATTTGAACTTGTAGGACTATTTAATCTATTCTGAATTGTGAATGCACTAATTCTTTGTGTATCTAACACAGGCGATAGTTTTGTATTTGTAGTAGTTAAATCCATATTTATTAATAATGATTTATTACCTGACATTTCATTTGTTTCGTTTATCTCACTTGCAACCATTTGAGGTGCTGTAAAGTATATATTATCATTTGCTACAACACCAACGGCATTAGCTGCTGATGTTAAACTAAATTCTGATTCAGAACCATGTACAGATTTACCTGTTGTGGGTCTTATGTTATAAGTAATATTTGTTCCGGGATTTATCATAGTTGATATACTTAAATTTAATATATCAAATAATCTATTTTGAGTTGCCGTCACTGTAGAACTACCAACATCTCCTGAAGCAGTAGCATTTGAAGAACTTGGTGAAGTAATAACATAGGTATCTAAAGTAATATCTTTAATAGTAATGTAAGTACCATTAATATCACTATGAGCAAGACCATTATAAGTACCACTTTGAACTCCAGCAATTGTGACATTATTACTTGTTCCATGCATACCATGGTTAGGGTGATAAACTGTAATTTCTTTTGATCCACTAACTGTTCTTAATGGATTGTTTTTAAGAGTTTTTGCTGGTAAAGTATCATTTGATAATGTGACTGTACCTGTGACATTACTAAATTCTGCTCTTTTCATTTTGAATTTCATATCTTCATTTTGTTCAGCAGTCCAAGTAGAACCATTTTGAGATTTAAACATAACACCTGCATAAGGTTGTTGTGATATTGTTCTATCGGAATCTAACATTGTTTCACCTAATCTACCTACAAACGCAGTATATTTGTTTGAGTTAGCAAGAACTACAAAACAATATTCTGTATTTTCTTGTAAATAAACAGGACTGTCAAAAGTAAATGTAGTTGCAGTTGTACTATCAGTACTGATGTTTACTGAACTTGGATTTAAAGTTTTTTCTGAAAATGGAATAATCTTTTGTCCAGGATAGCCATTTACAACTTCTCTAATTTGTACAGTCACAGGAATATTTGTGTCTTTTGAACCAAAATATAAATCTAATGAAGTTATGAATATTCCATCTGTATCATCAACCATAAATGTTTGCGCTAGGGGATCAACCCAACCAACTGTTCTTGTAGCATCTCTTGTACTTGTTCTTTGAATTGTTCTGTTTTCTACTGTACTTTGTCTTTCAATTCTAGGCTCTCTTGTAGAAATAATAGTTTCTTGTACAGTTTCTAATAAACCTTTAGCAATATATTCAGCTTCTGCTGAAGTTTCTACTTCTGAAGTTAAATTGTTTGTAGATGATGTTGTTAATCTGAAAACTCTTTGTCCACATCTCCATCTAGGATTTGAGTTGTTTGTAGGATCAGGTATGGCAAAAGTACCAGTAGCAAAACCATTTGAATCTGTAATAACTGAACCACCTAAAGAGCCACCACTTGGCGTCACATAAGCGGATACATCTATATTATCAAAGAAAGGATAAACTTTTGTATTTGGTTTCATACGAGTAGCATTAAATGTAATTGTTCTACTTCTTATGAATGGAACGAATGCTACATTGACAATTCTATCACCTATTGTATTTCTAACAACTTGAGGAACTAATGTTTGTCTTACTCCTGCTCTTGTTTGAGCAACAGTTTGTTCTGTAGTAATTTCAGTTCTTCTAAAGACTCTTCTACCCGATCGTATATTACCGGAAACATCTCTACTTGAAACATCTGTTGGAGTGCCTGACCAAAAATCTTGCCAATCATTCCAAACGGTACCTATTTCTATACCTTGTAAACTAGCATTCCCTAAACCTGAAACTAAAGTATCAAATCCACCTGTTTGATTAATTACTAATTCCGGCGCTCTATTAGTTTCTTTCCACTCGTCTGTTGGTGGTGTTAACTCAATATTACCTGACCAAGTAAAAATCTCAAATGGGTTTACATTAACTGACTTACTTGCAAATGGTTGATCTATTAAAGTTGTTTCTGTGTAAGGTAAAGTGATTAAGTCACCAGTTTTTTGATAATTTGCTGCTGCTCTATCAGTGGCAACAATAGCTGTACCATCATCATCTCTTTCAATAAGTTGTACAGCATCTTCATTAAATGTTGGTCTTACTTCACCTTGTGCCATGTCAATAGATACAGCATAATCAATATTTCCCACATCACCAATATTATGACCTGTAAAATTATCCACAATAAATCCATTTTTGAATCTATCAAAGCCATTAGCGTCTTGTATCTGTAAATTTTGTGCTTGTGTTTCTAATAAAGATAACTGAGTGTAATATTCTAAAGTTGATATTCTACTTTCTAACCTACCAATATCTCTCATAGTATAACGTTTATTATCAACTGTTTTAATTGTAATATCATCTGTTGATAAAGTGTAAGCTGGAATTTCTAATGTAAATAAATGCATTGCACCATCAAGTGGTTTTGGAACTTGAGGTTCTAAAGCAGAAGCACCTTCTACTATTTTAAAAGTACCTTCTCTAGTTAAAAATATTTTATCTATTCTAGGTAAATAATATTCGTGGTCTGTTGATACATCTGAATTAAATTTAACTACATCAACCGTAGATGAACCAGTACCGTCAAAAGAACGATCTTGTCCACCAGAGTTAATTGTTGAAGCGTCATCTACTCTAGGTCTAAAATCTAAAGAATCTCTCAATTCATATTCTTCACCTGTTGTGTCAGAAACATAACTTGGAATACTTGCGTAAGCTACAACACCAGAATACGAGTCTACATCAAAGTAATCACCAGAACCATGAGAGAAGTAATCAAAATCAATTAATATCCTTCCTGTTGGAGCTAATTCACCTGATTTTAAAACTATTCTTCCTATATCATAATAGTTATCTCTTTGTCCATTATCCAAACTAAATCTATCTGTAATATCGGTATCACCAGAAGTTGCGTTTGTACTAAAGTCAGCTGCCATATAAACATTATTAATTTTGTAAATATCCGCTTTAGCTAAAGTAATACCACCTTGTTTATTTACAGCTGCAGCTGTTGAAATTTGTATTGTAGAATTTGAATTTAAAGTTTTTGTTTTTGATCCAGCAACACTTCTACTTATTGTTGCTAATATCTTAATTTTATGTCCTTGATAATTTACACCAAAATCAAAAGTTAAAGTTTTACCTGTGGGAGAACCTCCTAATACAAAGATCGGGTCTCCTTCATGGTTATTTCCAGTCAAACTTAATATATCACCAACAGCACCAGAACCACCTACGCCTGTTGTCATTATTGAAACCGAAAAGTCTTTTTCTAATAAACCACTAAATGTTTCATTTGTACCAGCAGTTATAGTTGCGTCACCGTTTGATGATAATGTTGCTGTAAATGCTCTTCTTACATTAAAGTTAGTATCTGTTATACCTGAATTAGCTGCAGTCTTTAATGTTTTAATTGCTGAATATGGTAATTTAAATATAGAAATATTTTTTTCACTAGATTGTAATACTGCTCTTCTTCTTGTTGCTATTGTTTTTGTAGAAGCTGCAGCAGAAACAGTTGATATAGTTAAACTAGTATTACTTACAATTGCTTCAACAAGTTTGGTTTCTGTATTACCACTATCATTTGTAAATGAAATAGAATCTCCTATTTTTAATTCTGTTGTAAATTTTGTACTAATACCTACAACATTTGCTGAACCTGAATCTATGTCTAAAGTTCCTGATAAAATTTTATTATCACCACTTGTAGAATCTAGTGAAGTGTCTGATGTATATGTAGGAGAACCTGCCATACCAACTTGTTTAACACCTGGAAAATCAAATTCCAAAACTCCAGTAAAACCTACTGCGTCTGATTGTATTGCCGCAGTATTACTTGAAGTACCACCTGTAATTGTTTCACCAGCAACAAAAGTACCATTGATACTAGATACTATAGCAACACCATGAACTACTGTTCCTGAAGTATATGCAGTAATATTTGTAGCAGTTGTTCCATCAGATTCATATAATTCAAAAGTTGTTCCAGATGGATTTCTTACTGTGAATACATCACTCGTTGTAATAGAAACCGAGTTGTTTGAAGCTGTCACAGCACTAAAAGTAATTTGTTGACCTTCTTTGAAATTGTGACCACCTGAAATCGTTGCTACACCAGGAGATGCTGATGTTAATGTATTTAGTGCTTGACTTTCGGTTGTAGAAATACTTTCAAAAGTACCAGTAGCATTTGATGTACTACCTGTAATTTTTTCACCAGTGGTAAATCCTTGAGCAGTGGTAATGTTCAAATGTGTGAACATATTAATGTCAAATAGATAGTGTTTGTAAACTGCACCTGTTAAAGAGCCACTTGCAAATATATTACTTGCTGCTGTACCTGATGAATATTCAAATCCTTTTGATTTTGCTCTACCTATTGTGTTTATAGAAGAATCTGCTCCTGTATTTTCTGTACCTCGGGAACTTGTTGCTTCAGAATAAAGATTAACTTTTTTAAATGCTTCTATGTCACCAGTCACAAAAGCTATATCAGGAGAACCATAAACATTTGTGACATTAACAAAATTTCCTAAATCAAATCTTGTACTAAAATTGTTTTGACTACCAAATTCTCTAGCTTTATTTGTCAAAACAAATGTTGTACCAATTGTTTCTATTTCATAACCCCTAACATATGCTTTACCTGGAGATAGTCCAGCAGCAAATTGTGTTTCAAGGCCACCTTGAACAGCTGTATAGATACCTCTATTATCACCAGATATTAAACTTTCTCTTAAATCTAAATCAAAATCCTTTACAGCATAATCACCTGATTCGTCAAATGTTCTACGAGCAAATGTATCTTCTAATATTGCGTATTCTGTATTTCTAACTTGATTTTGAAGTATACCATTTTTAAGTCTTAACAACTCTACAAAATTTGCATCTTCCGTTGAAGTTAATGTTTTTTTAGCTAAAGTTAATAGAATTTTAAATCTATGAGCACCAGGTGCATTTACATTAGAAGAACCTGCTGCGTTATCGTTTAGACTTGTATCGTCATTTGGTGTCACAAATGATTCTGTGACTGTTAAACCTACTCTATAACTTGGAGTATTAGTATATTTGTCTAATATTACAACTTGATTATCTACTTGAACTTGAAATCCATTTATATAGTAAATACCTTGTTGAACTTCAGCAGCAGAACCTGTAGCAGTTGTATCTACAACAGCTGAAACTGGAGTATCTGCATTAGATGTAATAGTTTCACCATCTGAAAAGGTACTAGCTACATTATCTGTTCCTGTTGTACTATATTTTATATAAAGAGTATCTGGATCTGTTCCGTCTGTTGCAACTGAATTTATAATAGTTGCTGTGATACCAGAAGTGCCTCCTGTTAAAATATCACCTACACTGAAACTTGATAATGTAAATCCACTGGCAATACTTGATAATTTTACAGCATAGTAATTTAAATCATAACCAATCTCACCAGGTATTACCATTGTTCCTTTTTCAAAGAAATGGTCAGATAATCTTTCAACCTGATTTTGTAAGATTGTTTGTGATTGTGTTAACTCTCTCGCTTGTACTGCAAATGACGGTCTAAAAAGTATTCTGTGAAACTTTTTTGACTCTGTAAAGTCATCATAATAAGGCGAAAGGTTAAAGTCAGTTGGACTTGGCATTTATTCTTCCTTTAAAACTCAACTATTAATTTTACATTCTCCGTTTGGTCAGCGGCCCTTGTAATTGGCGATCTGTTTTCTACATAAATCACATCACCCTCATCGGCATCTATTTCTCCGCCATTATAACCACTGGTAAATGCAACATTGTCTACAGTTGTTGTAGAACTTGAAGGAGTACCAGTAATACTTGAACTTTGTCCTGTGATAGTATTAGTACCAGAGAACGCTGTTAAATTACCATTAGCGTCAANACCNTCATCATTAAATCTTGTTTGTATGTAATATAAAATTTTGTTAGAAGAATCCCATTCTACAACTTTACCGACTGCGCCAGTAGTTGCTTGATTTATTTCTTCATCAACTGTATAATTTCCAGAGCTAGATGTTAGTAGAATTGCTTTTGTTGCTCTTAAAGTGGTTGCTGTTGCAGCAGAACCACCAGATTGAGGATCCTTTAATAATGCAACTCGTCTAAAATCGTTTGCAGTAGTAAAGTCACCTGAATTAGCAACTTCTGAACCTTCAAAAATTGTATTCATCATTACAAAGTATCCACCCAATTCGTTTACACTATTAAAACCGTGTCCACCTTTTGGTTCAATTATACAATCTAATTCAGCACCTGCTAAGTCAGATGCACCAGCTGCTACTATATCAGCATTTCTAATATATCCAAAAGTATAGCCTGAACCTATATTTGTCACTGATACAGCTGATACTGAACCTGCTGCAGTTGTGACTGAAACTAATCCACCTGTACCATCACCACGAATAGCTATACTCGTATGTGTGCTGTTTACAGTGGCACCGGAACCTGCCGATTTAATTTTAACAATTTGTATTCCTCCATCAACTGCAGCAGATGAAACAGTTGAATTTGTACCAACTCCCATAAAATCTGTAGATAAGAAGCTTGATTGTTGAGAAGCAGATAGAGTGTACATATATTTCCACTTATAACCATCTCCTGTTGTAAGAATAGATGTAGAAGTACCTGTTGGTTCTACTGTTGAAGTAGCATTACTATTGTTATCTAAACATTTGTAAACATTGTAAGTTGAACTCATTACATAAAAAGTAGAATCCCATAATGTTGTAGCACCACTGTTTGCTGCTTGTATAGTTGTTCCACCAGTAATTCTATTACCATAATCATGTCTGTAATAATCGTAAACTGTACCAGTTGTCCAGTTTCTTCTTGGTATTACATACTGAATATCCGAAGCAGCAATTTTTTTAGCTGCTAAAAGATCGTTAAAATAATGAAACTCATCTCCAATAGAATCTACCGGAGTTAGTGGTGAACTATCAGAACCTTCGTTTACTGTTCTTAAATCACCTCTTGTTTTTGTTCCAAAAGCTTGAGGTCTTCCTATTGCTAAATAGTAAGTATTTGAAGCAGTTTCTGTAAAAGACTCATAAAATTGTTCTGCGTTATGAAGTCTGAATTTGTTTGTTATTATTGCTGGCATTTTGTTTTTTCCTTATTCATATTTATACAAGTTTTTAAACTATCCTAACGCTATCGCAGCGATAAGAGAAGGTAATCCTCCAGATATTGCATCCAATTGAGTTTGTATATTTGAAGTCACTCCATTCAAATGTTGAAATTCTGTGCTTGATACTGACCCGTCTGCTATTTTAGTAGCATCAATACCGGATTGTAAAGAAATGGTAAATGTACTACCTGACACAGCTGCTGCTATACTCGAATCACCATTAATTCGTAATGTACCTCCTAAAGATACTGTACCAGCTGTTGAAGATTCATCTAACAAACTTAATGTTGGGAATGTGTTTGTAGTATTAAATGTTTTATTTGTTAGTGCTTCGGTACCTGCTAACGTGGCAAACGAATTGTCTGATAAAGCAGTATTAAATTCTGCCGTAGTACCTGTTATAGTATTATTCGCTAAAAGTATAGTTTTATTAGTTAATGTTTCTACACCCGTTAGTGAGGCAACAGTAGCAGAGTTAAAAGTGATTGTTGAACCATCTCCTAAAGCATCATAAACTTCTGTAAAATTTGAGTTTATAAATTGGCCACCTGTACGAATTGGACTACCTGTACCGTCATTAACCGTAGTACCTACATTAATTGTTTGTTTTGCCATTTTCTATTCTTTTCTTTACTGATATTTTGTCATTAGGTTCGGGTGCTTTAGTAAAAATAAGATTACCTTTTTCAAATATGTAATCTTTATTTTCTTCTAAAACTCTATCATTTATTGTGACAATAATATCGTTTAAACTATTTATAATCATTTTTATGCCGCATCAAAACTTATCGTATTTGTGTCAAAACCAATATGGTCTTCATCAAAACTATTGTTATCTTTAATCCATATCTCTGAAGGCATGGCAAAATTTGTTTTTAGTTTATAGTCAAAGTCACTTAATTGGTTTAATTCACCATCTATATTGATGTTATGTGTTCCAGTTAATCTTAAATTATTCAATTGTTGTATTTGTATTTGACTTGCGTAATGAGTATTTAAGATTAAACCTGATAATGTTTTCATATTTGGTCCTAAACCAACACCATATATTGTAGTATTATCTCTTATTGTTGTTTTAGGTTTAGATTGAAATATGAATCTTATTTCTTTATTTAATGTAATATCTCTAGTTGAGTTATCAAAAGGAGATATTGTTGAATCTGTAAAGTCTGGATCAGCTCCATCTTGAGCGTTTACCCGCAAAGTTGTGCCATCGGTTGTAGTACCTAATCTTCTACCAAATATTGTAGAGAATAGAGTATTGATAATACCTTGAACTCCATCATAATCAAGTCCAGAGTTAATTGTTCTAAATGATCTTAATTCAGCATTTACTTGCGTTTGAATATCTACTTGAGCAGTAAAATAAAAACCAGAAGTGTGCATTGTTTGTTTGAAGCTATCTCGCCAATCATTAATTGTACGACCTACCTTAAGAACATAAGAGAAATCTTGGTAGTATAAGCTATCTTGTATTCTCATAGCAAGTTCATCTAAATGACCATCTTGGTTTACATAACTTCCATCAGTATCTACTACACTACCGATAGTGACTGTTGCTGAACCTAAATTATTTTTTTGTACAATACCATTAGCACCTCCGGCAGTAGTAAATGCAGAATTTTCAGCAAATGTTCCTGTAGCATGAGATATTTTTAAAAGATTTAAATTTGTATCATACGATACAACATTTCCAGTCACAACAGTAGAACTTGAGTCAATACCTGTCACAACTTCACCTGTCACAAAACTACCAGATACATTTGTTATTACTAAAGCACTAGGTAAAAGTAAAGTTGGTGGTGTTGGACTTTCTTCATAGTTTGCTCCAGATTCAATAATTCTTATACTTTGTATTCTACCTATTTGAGAACCATAGACATAAACTTCAGCGCTTGATCCATTAGTATCATCAACTTCTACTTTAGGTAATGATAGATAATTACTTCCTGGATTTATAATTCTAATATCGGTAATATCACCTGTACCAGTTGCACTTTCTTGTACAATTTTATTACCTGAATAAATATCGCCTTTTGTAGTTTCATCTTCAAATACAATGTGATCAGTTGCACTCATACCTGAAGTATTAGCCTCTGGTGCAATACCACCATTAACAACTGAAACTTTTGCTGTTGCGGATCCACCACCCGTGTCTGTATTTGTGAAAATTATATCGTCACCTATTTCATAACCACTACCTCCACTTTCAACAATAAAATCTGTAATATTTCCTCTAGCGACAGAGTCAACTTGTACTACTGCTGCTGAACCACCTCCACTTAAAACAACACTATCAGTTGATGAATATAAAGAACCTGGATTTGTAATACTAATAGAAGAAGGTATACCTGTGATTACTGCTTTAATAAAAGTATCATCACTATCAGAAGCTGTTCCTCTAACAGTTTCATCTACCAAAAAAGTACCTACAATAGTATCTTCATTAAGTATAAATTCTGTGACTTCTTCCGAACCAATTTGAAATTTAAATACATTTTCTATTACTGCCGATGCTTCAGATGTTATACCTATAATTGTTCTACCAATTAGATTTGAAGTATTGCCTTCTGTTGCAGCAGCTCTCAGAATTTTATTAGTACCCCACTTACCGTCAGATGCTCTTAAAAGATTTTCTCTAGGATATATTGTTTCAGATTCTAATCCAAATAATAATTTAAAAAATAACGCATGGCCTCTACTTGTACCTTTTGCTCTATAAAGTGATTTAACATTTTTAATTAGGGTTCGTCTATTAACATTAGAATTTAAATTTTCAGGTAATGTATTTAAAAACTCATTTCTAAATTTAGTTAAAAAATTAGAAATAACTTTATCAGGATCTCTAAAATTTAATAATTCTTGTATAGTTTGAACTGGATTAGGTTTATAATTATTAATAGATGCACTTGCGTTAGATGAAGAACCTACAACTATTTCATCAATACCAAACTTATCTTGCGTTGTGATAAATAATCTTCCATTAATTAAATCTTCACCTAATACTGTTGCAGTAGCATTTGAAGTTTGACCTGTAATTGTTTCACCTCTAGTAAACTTACCGTAAGTAGAACTTTCTAAAATTACTTTTGAACCTGCATCTTCTAGTGTTTTGTCAGAACCTATTTTTGAACCATCTAATAATAATTCATTGGTTTGATTTGTTTCTGTTTCTAATAAAATACCATCAGTTGTTTGTACTGATGTCACACTTAATTCAGCAGACTCCATAAAAGTGTAGTAAGTTTTTACAAACTCTAAAAATTTAGGGTGTTGTTCTAATACAAACTCTGGTGCCTGACTAGAAATTAGATTGGATATTTTATCTTTAAAAGTTGCCATTAGTAGCTAGATGTTGTTGTGTATCCTACACCAGCATCAGTAGAACCTCCAACAAAGGTATCAGCTGTGACAGTGATTGATGAGTTTGTAGTATCTATTTCTAAAATTTGATCTCTAACAGGAACAACATCATTTGAAGTAGGTTTAACCGTTAATTCTATTGAAGTTGAAGTAGCGCCTCTAATATTTTCAACATTAGATACACTAAAAGAATTTATTGTAATTTGCCCTGTAGTATAGTCTATTGTACCTTGTGTACTATTTACATATGTTCTAACTGCGGCCACAAAGTAATATCTTCTAACATTTCCAGCGCCATCATCATCTAGGTAATATACATTTGTTGTATCACCTGTAATTTTAAATCCTGAAGATTCTAAAATACCACCAGCTGATGCATTATGACCTGAGTGAGGATTGTATAAAGCATTTCTAAAATAGATGTCATATTTTGTTGAAGAATTTAAAGTTGGAGTAAACTCTTTTCTTATTTTTAAAGTTGTGATGTTTGATAATATAGATTTATCTGTATTGTCAATTAATTCCATAACTTTTGAATATCTAAACATACTATCAAACTGTTGTAAAGTATTTGAATTGTATGTAATCAAACTATTTAATATTTCTGACTCTAAAGTTGCTGATGTTTTTGTAGTAGCCTTTTCATCATATCTAACATTAGAAGTTAAAATAATTGAAGTAGTTTCAGGATCAATAATTTCAGGTCTTACTGAAGCAACATTATATCTCTTTAATTGTGTTTTAATACTTTCTTTTGTAGTATTTGTTAATGTGGAACCTGATGCTGCTTTAATAGCAATCTTAACAACTCCATACACAGGAGTTTCATCATCTTCGCCGCCCCATACTGAAATTGATTGTGCGTTTGGATATATTTCTTGTACCAATGTTTCATAATCACTAGTAGTCACTGCTCTATCTTGAGCTGAATATTGTAAAGGTGCGTTATAACGAATTGACTCTTTTGATTGAGCTTCTGCTCCACCTTGAGCACTTGAAACTGTTGTGATACTGACATCTGTAAATCCACCAACATTGCTTGATAGTGTAAATGAAGAAGCTCCATTTGCTTCAGCTTTATTACTTACAATATATTCAAATATTACAATATTACCATCAGCCAATGCTTGTCCTATAATTCCATCTCCAAAATAAACTTCAAACTTACTATCTTCACCTTCTTGTAAGAAATAAGCTTTTGATGTTGCCGTTAATTCCGTAAGACCTGATGCAAGTGTATAAGTAAATGATGTAGTGTCTGATATTGAATTTTGAACTTTTACTTTTAATGTTGTTGTATCAGCATTAATACTTGGAATAATAAATCTTTGATCCGGATCGGAAGCATCAACTGTATATTTAAAAGTAATTAAAGTACCTTCATATAAATCTATATTTGAAAATTTAAAAATACCATTTACTGCTGTAATTGTATGATCTTCATTTGTAATAAAATTGTAAACAGTACCCCCAACGCTTGTTGTAAATGATGTACCTTTATTCATAGTAATACTTGTACCAGTTGCATTATTTACCGTAAGATCAATTGTTGCTGATGGTGATTTAGGTGATGTTGGTGTATAACCTAACATCTTCGCTAATGATACAATGTTCTTTCTAATATCAGCACTATCTAGGTACATTTCATTTGCTAACATATTAGCATTGAAACCTAGGTAGTGTGTATTGTAAGCAAGTAAGTCTAATAGAACAGCAAAACCAGAACCTTCAAAGTCATAGTCTTGGAACTCTACTTGTTTTTGTAAAAATGATTTTAGATTTGATTTTATATTATCAAAATCTAATTCTGAAACTTCTAATTTATTACTTGCCATCTTATCTTAATCTTTCTAAAAATGTTTCTACTACTACGGGTAGCGCAATGCCTATAACAAAAAATTTAATAACTAATCCATAACTATTACCATCTATATTAGGTCTTGCTATAATTTGTGTTAACTTAATTCTTGGTTCAAAATTATTTAATACTTCTTCAACTTTTCTCTGTAAATTAAGAGCTGTCAAGGGTGATACTGGTTCAAATAAAAGTGCTCTAACATTTCCACCAATCTCAGGGTGAAAAGGTCTTTCAAAATGATTAGTCTGTATTAGATTTCTAACACTTCTTTTTACAGCTTCAACATCTGTTAACTTATTAACATCATCAGTCACAGGATTTCTTCCAAAGTCTAAATCCAAATCTTTGTAGATTCTAGTAGCTCTCTTACTATTATTAGATAGGTTTTCTACACTATAATTTGGCATACCAATATTTATACACTAACCAGCGAAGATATTAGAAGAACCACTAGTCATTGCGCCACTATCTGTACTATCACCAATTCTTGCTATAAAAGCCCCTACAACTCTAACAGTTGAAGAACCAACATTTACATTGGCAACATGAGGAGCACATGGAGGACTTGGTGGGAAAGGGTGACTAACCGTAGGGTCGCCTACTCTCGCAATTAGTATACCATTTGCTCTAACTGTAGATTGTCCAGGAGTATCTAGTGTTGTTGTACTCGCACAAATATGACCTGTACTTAAACTATCTCCTTTTCTACAGATTGCTGGCATTATCTTCCTTGTGAGTTATAAACTTTGAACGATCTTTTTTTACTTTTGTTCATTGATGATTTTTTTACTCTTTTACTTGTACCTTGTGATGTCTTTTTAGGCATTCTTTCATGTGGTACAAAACCTTTTGATATTTTTGCCATTATCTACCTGCTTCTTTGGCCGCTTTAAGTGCTGCCTTCTTTTTTTCTATGATTATTGCCTGTCTAATTTTTCTACCTACTGGTATTTGAACAGAATCACTAATTTGTTTGCCTTTTTTACTGATATATTCAACACCAATTATATTATCTTTAAAATCGCCTTGAACTGCTATAATAGCTTTCTTTAAACTCATTTTTTCGACTTCTTTTTCATCACCATTTTCGTTCCAAAACTTAAACTGTCTCATTTTACTCATTATTTTTATGCTCCATTAAATAAATCTTCATTATTTGTTATTTTTTCTT